CTTTGAGGGGTTCTATAATATCTCTTAGGTCTTGCGTGTCAATAAGTATGTAGGTTTTACCTACACAAAAACACCAAACGTCCGCTTCTGTGCGGTCAATGCCACTCTTCTTTCCTCGTGACATAAACTCGATAAACAAGTTTCCTGTCTTTAATGCCTTCAAGTCGTTCTTAACTTCAATCGTCTTGTTCTCAATGATGTCCGCTAAGGCTTTTTCAGCCATTTGCCCGACCTCTAAGTCATGTCGAAAGTTTGAGCAGTAATCCATACTTGTTAGAAGCTGTGGGCTTCGTCCTCCTCTATAATGTTATTACATTCGGTTAGCCGTCCTGTGTTGTTGTCATACTCAACTTGACAAGCAACGCCTGTCTCTCCTGAGAACCTGTTCTTCAACACACGTACGGTTGTACGATTAGCGGCATCCTCACTCTGCTGGTTACGCTCTAAGCCACAACAAATATCACTTAGTTGGGCAATACCAGCGGAACCACGAAGTTGACTCAAGTGTGTACGTCCACCATCTTCGTGCCCAACACCATTAGGTCGTTTAAGGTGGCTTACTAAGATAAGCCCAACTTTCGTTTCTTCGACTAAAGCCCGTAGCTTCGTCATTATGTTATCAATCATGCGGCGTTCATCGCCGTCGCCAAGAGCACTGACAATTATACTTAAATGGTCAATAACTAAGTACTCCACGTCTAATGCTTTCGCCATGTATCGAACGTGGTTCAGTAGGTTGTCGCTCTCCATTGAACCCCAGTGGTCATAAAGAAAGAATCTGCCGCTACCTACCGTATCGTTGTACGCCTGTGTGTAGGCATCATCAACAGCAATGGGCTCTAGGTGTAGTAACTTGTTAAGGGCTAAACCAATAATGGAATTAGCCGTGCGCTCGATTGACTCTTCAAGTGCAATGTAACCTACCTTCTTGTTTGTGGTCGTTAAGATGTGGTAAGCAATCTCTTTACAAACTTGAGACTTACCTACACCCGACCCAGCACAGAAGGTTGCTATTTCACCTTTACGCAATCCATGAGTCTTTTGGTTTAGACCCTCAAAAGGATACGGGACTGTCTCAAAAGCTTTTGTTGTTGTTAATCTGTCATACAACTCAGAGCCGCATATAATATCATCTGGTCTCCATATCTTAGCGTCCCAAAAAGCGGAAACCAGTTCCTTCGAACGGTTGTTCATCAACATCTCATTAGGGTCTTTCAATGGTAACTTAGCTACCTTGATTTTACCTATGGGAAGTATATGTGAACACGCTTCGACTGCCGCTTGACCTACCTTGTCCATATCAAACATAAGAATGACTTCCTCAAAAGAGTTGAGCCAATTAATATGCTTTTTAAATATGTTCTTAGCGTTCTGTGCGCCTGAAGGCAGGGATACTACTGGGTATTTGTTGTCGCCTACTACTTGAGCGACCGTCAAACAATCAATTTCTCCTTCAACAACAGTTAGCTTCCGACCACCATTAGGAAATAAGTGCTGTCCGTAGAAGTATTGCGGGTTGCCGATACACTTAAATGTTTTATCTTCAAACCGTAGCTTCTGGGCTACGACTTCCCTTTCCATGTTATAGAACGTAGCAACATGGCAAGGCTTTCCATTAATGCTCCCAACACGATAATCATATTTTTTACAAGTTTCTTCATTTATCTTCCTAGCTGTTATGGGCAGACAAGCTCCCCGAATAAACCCCGATATAGGGGTTTTCTGAACTGTTGTTTTATCCCGTGTAGTAGGTGTAAATACCCCACAACTAAAACACTTACTTGAACCGTCTGCATTTACTGCAAGCGCATCTGTTGACCCGCAATCAGGGCAAGGTTGATGCGTCTTTACAAAATCCAACTCTTCGGTATGTTTCTGTGACACCACTTAAAACCTTTCTTGTCGCACCACTGTGCGTACGTTGTTTTACTCCTCTTACTCAACCTGTTGTGTGCATTCATAAAGACAAAGCGTATGTCTAATTCAGGATGAGCCTCTCTTACTCTTAAATGCTTCGTTCTATCCGCTCCTACCCAGTAACCCTTAACTTCCAAAATTATCCCATTCGGCAGTATAAAATCGGGCTTGTACTTTCTCTCCACTGTGTACGGAAGAGAAAGAGTTTCGTAGGAGAAGTCACAACCAGCGTTTTCCAAACAAGTTGCAACCATCTCCTCGAAACCAGAGCGGTAGGGACTAGAAGTTGATTTCTTCAGGGCTGTCGTCCTCTACCATTACGGATTCAAAACTCTCTCCCTGTGTGAAACCAGACTCCTTACCGAAACCGTGCCCACCTGCGTCGTACTCAACCAACTCGATAATCTGAGCCGCTTTCAAACGCAGTGTGTAACCGAACCCTTGGCTTGGTACAAACCAGAAGTACGGCTGTACTGACATACGGATTTTACTCCCCGACCCGATGTTCATTTCTTCGGTAATCGGTTTTACGTCAGCGTCGTACAGAGCAACTTTAAAGTCGATTACATCCCCCGACTTCGTAGTTGTTCTCGCGACTTGCTTGGCGTTTATTTCATATTCGCCATCAGCATTGATTTTGACAGGCTCTGTTGCGCGAGGAAGTTTGTCTTTCCCCTTCGCAATACAGTGTTTGTTGTACTCCTGCTCAATCAACGGTTCGAGCTGTGCGCGAAACGCAGTGTAGTCTTCTTCAGACACCATAATCTTACAGCTGTAAACGCCGTCTGGATTGAATTTAGTGTCTGGTGTGACAAGCTTCGGATAGAAAGCTTGCCCGATTGGTGTTGCGATGGTTTTAGCCATTTATTACTCCTTGTTGTTTTTATTCTCGCCCATTACGAGAAAAAGTATTTACTCGCGATGACACTACCTACGTCGAAGTCGCCGTAATCTGGTATTTCTGGTAATTCAATATCATCATGAGACTTGAGCAAACCTTCTCGAAATTGCTTTAACAGGTCAACACTAAAAATCAACTTTGTTTGTTCACGTAGTATTTTTCCAAATAATTCACACTTATTAGAGTGAGTTCCAAAGCTGTCGTGTATCATTGCAAAGTCGTAGATTCCTTGTCTGCTTGCTTCGACTACGCTCTTGGTTAGCAACGTGCTATCTAATGAATGAACAAAGTTTGGAGAGATTGCATTGCGTTGAGAGCGTTTACACAAGCGGTCTGTCTCGCCGCGATAATGAACCCACGTAGCTTTGCCACTAATCTTGGTTTTTACATCTGTGTGTTTAAAACCCCTGTAATGCTGTAACACAGGAAAACCAGACGGTGTGACCCATGAAATTGGGTAAGACTTATCAGACATAATATTAGCTACTTCTTTCATCCAGTTCATACACTGGGTAGGTTTGTCTAAAAATTCTATAATTGAATCCCACACCTTACGAGCTAGGTAACCAGTGACACGATAACGAGCATCTTCGCTGAACGGATTATCTCTACGTTCTTTTCTCAAACAGTCTTGATACCATTCATCGACATAAGCTCTGCATGAATAGAAGGTACCCGAGTACGGGAAAACCATACAAGGTCGTTTGGTTAATTTGCGATTTATTCCAAATTTAAGCCAACTTGCGGCTACATCGTCACCTTCATTAGCGTCACTTTCAAGTTTGCTGACGACTAGTTTTGCTATCTCGCCGTAAATATCTTCTGGCTTTTGAGTGGGCATGACATTGGTACTATGTGCACCTTCTTCGTCCCGCATTAACATCGACAGTATTTGCAACCCGTTGTTAGTAGCGTCCATCGATACAGGTATTCGTGTTTTCAGTTTACCTGTGCGTGTCCACTCAGCCCACTCGAAACACCACGCAAGAAACTGCCAAGGTTTGTCGGCTTCCGTCCATGATAGTACGGTGGTTGGGTTGTCAGCTATTTGTTGCGCTTTCTCAGCAAAGTCGTATGCCCATTGTTCTCGTTCTTCAAGGGTAATTTTGTCGTTACCAAATGTGTTTGCTCCGTGTATGGCTAACCATTTTGCGTCCTCTTTGTTTTTCAATCTTTCTTCGCGATTAAATTCAAGAAGACTGCGGCTTGGGTCATTACCTTGTATGTTTAAAAAGCTAGGGATGTTGTAAATACGACCTCGGAAGTCACACTGAGAGGGGAAAAAGAAACGCTCGTTGCAAAATTTATCTGCAAGATGCAACGTTTTTGCAATAAGTAATCTACGAGATTTTGTTGACAGATTAAGTTCGTATATTTTAGCGGCTTGTCTGCGCCACTCTCGGTTAGCTACTTCATTTGTTTTAATGTCCACAGGCATCGGTGGAAACTCTTCGTCTTTACGACTAGGCACATCCCCAATCATTAGATTGTTGTCCCAACACCATGTCATTACGTCCAAAATACGTTGGTTGACTCGCCAAGGTGTTTGTTGAATGAGATTAACGGCTTCCATAGGTTCAGGTAACGCACCTTTTATTGACCGTAAGTAATCCATGTCTGTAGTTTTGATAAAAGGTACACTTGGGAGAAACACGTCCCCTTCATCGTATGCACCATCCCAGATATTAGTCCATGGCTTAGGTACCTCAACTGTTGGCATCCAGAAGGGCTCAAGCAACTCTCTGTCGCTGTTGTACTCTTCAATCCATTGCAGTAGTTCATCGGTCGCACACACGTATCTGGTAGGCTTACGATTGCGTTGTTCTAGAATATAAACGTACTCTATGACGCCACTGTGCATACGTAAAAGCTCAACCATGTGAAGTCCCATGTTAAGCTTGTCTCTAACACCCCATTTTTTCCACTCAGGTGCGCCTTTCTTCTCCGTTTCGTGTCTCATCGAGCCCCGAACGTGCCGTATCTTTGCTTTTTCTCCTTTGCGCCGCTTCGCCCCCAAAAGAATACCTTCAGCTCTGTCTTCGTTGGTATCGCACAAGAAGCGGCATCGAAGTTCATCCTCAATACGAGCACCTAAATAGATAGATACTTGAGATAACGGACGTTTTTTAGATATGCTATCTATTATTGATTTAACGGCTATGTAGGCGATAACACGAGAAGGTAATTCTGCTGTATCTGTTTGATAACGAGCCTTACGGTCATATTTTTCAACAGTGTCTTTCCAATCTTGAATGGCTTCAGCGTAATTAGGAAGAATAGAGCGCATTAAGCGTTGTCCATGCTTGCTTTCGAGTTCCGCGTTTCGTTCTTTAGCTGACTCTAATTTACTACGGTATCTTCCTTTACCAAGGAGAACCATGTCTTCGTTTAATTGTTTTTGTGTTAAGTCACTCATATCAGAAAAATGAAACGTATTTTATAATAAAAGACAAGTATAAATATCAATGAATTTAAAACCTTTAGTGTTACTTCTGTAAATTTTAACAAAATCAAAAACAGTGTCAAGCTAAATTGTTAGTCATGTTGACTGGGCATGTTGACTGGGCATGCGGAGATTTAGTGTTCTTATAACGTTAATAGCCCCCTGGTCGATATTAAGGTATCGATATTTTTCTATCGATTATCGTGAGCCGCGTTTGATGATAGTAGTGGTGTGCGGCGTTACGCACCCGACTTTGCTTTTACAGTAAGCGTGGTGTGCGGCAAGACGCACTTATTGTAACAGTTGTGACGACACGGGAGTTACCCCGTATCGTCGTTTATTTTGTAATATATAATAACAATGCTATAAACAGCATTAGGTTTATAAGCAATAGATAATTATACGTGCATGTGTACCTCCTTAGTGTAGAGCGTAGTCTACATTGCGTATGTTTGGTTGCCAGCAAGCA